ACAGCAAAACAATTTCTTATGATGAAGATTAAAGCTTTAAAAGGTTTTCTACCTGCTGTGAGTGGGATGGTATCAAGCATGTTGGCTACTGGAAAAACCATGGCGCGTACAGCAGCACAATTTCTTATGATGAAGATTAAAGCTTTAGTAGCTTTTCTACCTGCTGTGATTGCGATGGCTGCATCCTTTGGAGCCATGATAATTCCACTTTTACCGATTATAGCAATTGCAGCTGGAATTATTGTAGTTATCTTGGCTCTTAAATCTGCATTTACTGATTTTCAAAAGACTCTGGAAGAAACTGGTAGTGTTGCTGAAGCACTTAAAGTCGGTATAGCTAAATTTATGGGATTTATTATAGGATTTATACCTGATTTGGTTCTCAAACTAGTCGGTTTTGTTGCTGGTTTATTTGGATTTGATGACTTTAAAGCAAAAGTTGGAAAACTTGATCCTATTCAATTTATAGCTGATGGTATAAAAAGTCTGTTTGATGCGATAGGAAACTTCTTCTCTGATATATTTAACTTTGACTACAAAAGTTTTCTGAAGGGAATTCCCGGCGTTGGAAGCTTTATGAATCTTATTGGAATGGGTGATGATTCTAAAGATCAACCACTTGAAGGAAGGGCAGAAGGTGGCTCAGTTGGAGCAGGACAACCATATGTAGTTGGTGAAAGAGGTCAAGAGTTATTTGTTCCTAGCCAGCCAGGCCAGATAGTTAACGCACAAAGAACCGCAGAAATGATGAAAGGTGGTAGTGGTGGTAATGGTGGTGGTAGTACATCAATTGTTGTGGCTCCAAACAATGTCACTTCATCTACCAATACAACTAACAATTCATCTACTGTGTCTTATATTGGTAATCCAGACCCAATCTTCCAAAGAGCATCATCTTACGCTATATAAAAAAAAGAGGTAGGATTTCTCCTACCTCTTAATCTACTACACTTTACCTTTATCCAGCAAGTTTTTTAAAGTAATCCATAGTATCATCATCTGAGGAATCTACTGCACTCGGTGGAGTATTATCCACTGGCTTAGTACTTACCACAGAATCAGCTACAGGTTCGTCTGACATCTTCTCAGCTACATTACCAACAGTAACAGAACCAGAAAGAACAGCATCAAGACGAGTCTTTAGTTCTTCATAAGACTTGAAGTTGGTTGGAGCAGTATGTTCTGCAAGAGCATATTGTTGTCCCCATATACCTTCAATCTGAGCATCATTATCAAATAGTGCAGATGGTTTCTCAAACTCAGATGAGTCATAGTTCCAGAACCCAGCAACCTTACGAATCTTCAGTTTAAAGTTAGCACCTTCCCAAAAATCAAATGGGTTTACTGGTGTTTCATCTTCAAACTCTGGTTGCATTGAAGCCATAATCTTATCAAAGATTTTCTTACCGTAACGGAACAAGAAGACTTTACCTTCATTCTCTGGGTGTTTGCTGTCAGAAACAACATATATGTTAGAGAAGTATTGCAACTTTCTTTTCTGTTTACGGGCGATTTCTTTGTCAGATTCAATACCTGTATTCCAATACTGAGAGTTCATTTCAGAAACAGGGTCTTTCTGTCCAACAGTGGTTAAAGAGTTTTCAATATACCATTGACCTGTAGGGCCTTGAAATGCGTGATTCCAAACCTTTGCCCAAGGCATATCTTCACCTTCAACTGCTGGTAAGAAACGAATTACTGCATAACCATTACCAGACTTATCTAGTTCAGGTTTCCACAGTCTGTCATCCTTGTAGGACTTCTTTTCTTGAGGTGCGTTTTGCTTTTGTACTTCGCCAAGTAACTTATCTAGAGAATTACTTCTCTTTAGTGCGTCTAGTGACATTTAAGTCTCCTTATGTTAACGTATGTTTTTGTATAAATCATCGTATGTTAAATCTGTTCCTACTTTATAAAATTTTACATTAGGAAAATCCCTTTGCACCATTCTAAATTGGTAGTCCCAGTTAATCGTGTTAAATCCACGACTTCCTTCAGGTAGATAATTCTTACTACCCTTGTATATGTTATTTAGTGGCTTTGAATAATGACTTCCATCAAAACCTAACATATACACTTCCTCTGCACCACTCTTGCAAGCAAGATATAGTGCAGTATTCCCAGCAGACCATCCTCTAGGATAGCCTATCTCATTTACTTGGTCTTTTTTATCAACCCAAGTAATGTATAATCCAATATCCTTTTCCATCTTCTGTCTTAAATCCTGTTCAACTAAATTTGAATTTTGTGACATTGCTTGAAGAATATTGCTTTCAACTAGTTCTCTTGTTTTACCTTGAATTACGCAATCTGTTTTAAAGTGTTTTTCAGTTTCAAAGATTTCACCATCAGTATCAGCCCAACCCATTTTCATTAGATTTGCATCAAAGTCTGGTAGAATACTCCAATCAGTAAACCAAGATTTATTTTTAAGAGCATACCCTGAGTGGTATATCTCTTGTTGCATATTATAGTCTACTGCAACGAGATTGTCAACAGTAAAATGACGATAAATTGCATTACACCCCCAACTAGTAAATCCATCACCTGTAATTGGTTCTCTGGGGCGAGACTCTCCGTTTCCGTAAACTAGATGTCTATTCACCGTTGTTCCCATTATATCAATGGGTTCTACGTTCATTTCGTTTTTCTCCACCAAAGGCTTTGCGAGTAGGACGATAACCCTTTGGCCATTCTGGAATACGACTTGCAAGTTTTTTGCATCGTTCTGTTAGCTGTACATTTTCCCTTTGCAGTTCAGCACATTCATATTCTAATTGTTTTATTCTATCTTTTGTCTTTGTGTCAGGTTTTTTGATTTGCATACCTTCTAAGACCCCAAAAGCATTTTTAACTTCACCAATGTCCATTACCATATCTCCTATATCGGTAGTTGTGCTGATTTTTCGACCAAGAAATTTAAATCTCTTGCATTTGCCTCAATTTTCTCTTTGAGGCCCTTAGTGATTAGTCTACCCACAGTTTCGGGTTCTATCTCGTTTTTCTGACAATACCAAACTACGGCATCCATATGAGTTATCCTTTTTTCTAAGGCAACCTTTTCAATTTCTAGTGAAAATGATTTAGGTGTTTGCATTTGTAGCATAAGCTATCCTTTTATTACTATTAATAATAACACAAAAGTCCCTCTGTGTCAATGGGTTTTCTCTTTATGTTTTTCGCATTTTGCATATGATGGACAACAATACCAACATGAACTTTTTGCTATCCAAAATAAAACTTGTAAATATACTATAATCCAATATTCTTCAAGTCCATTTTTATTTTCTATAATCTCTCCGTATGTGCTTAGCATAACCATCATAAGAAAGAAGCTGGTAAAGGGAATTAATAATAAAGAAATCATTTATTCTCCGTAATATATTATAGTTATTGATAATCTTAGACCGCAACTTTATCAATGACTTTTTTGTTTTGTGATTCCCATTCAGCAATAGTTTCAACCAAACGAGGTAGATATTCTTTTTTATCTTTTACAAACTCTTGGACTTCGCCATCTTGTGTAACAACAAGAATACAAATCTGGTTGATTTCAATTCCTGTGCGTTCTTCAAACATCTCTGCATACGCAGCCGTTTGGATATAATAAGATTCATTATATTCATCTTTGCGTGGATTAGTAGATGTCTTAAAATCAATAATAGACAATACACCATCAAACTCGGCAATACAATCAACTCTACCAGCAACTCTGTATTTGTCACTGTAAAGTCCTGCCTCTTGAGATAGAATATAGTCTACACGATTTAATACATTATCACGCAGTTGTGTAAAAAGTGCGTGAGGTAAAAAGTTCTTGGTATGCTTTTGCATATCCTCGTTATTCAAATAATCTTCACACATATGGTGAACCGCAGTACCACGAGCTGCAGCCGTGCGTGAAATGTAGTTTGCTACATCATCACCAACACGCTTGCGCCATGCGTTCAGACCTTGTTTATTGCGTACTGAGAGGACAGTAGTAATTGATGGGTACTTATTACCCTCTGGTGTTTCATATAAACGAATACCATCTTTGTTAGTTGCATTTATTTCAGCCAGATATACTGGTTTATGTGTATGTTTCATTTAGATTTCCTACCATAATATTAAGTTATTATTATAACACAACTGTATGCTATTGTCAAGTAACAACACCTCATTTTAGATTATATAAATCATTTAGTACATGTTGTATAGGGTCAATTTCATTCAACATTTCCAGAGCAGCTGATGTTGTTTCTTCTACTCTGCGAG